ACATAAGGGTCGCGCCAGCACCGGACTCGATTTGCTTGTTGATGAACGCCATCTGTTCTGCGGTGTAGTGAGACCTCTTCAGCGCCGCGTCAAGCGCCGCGAGGCTTGACTTGTTGTAGGTGGTGGTGGTGTCTGGCCCTGGCGCGGTTGCATTTGCCAGAGCGATTGCGGCGAAGTTCCCGCCGAGTTCGAGTAGCGGAGCCATGCGAGCAAGTGCGCTGACTCCTCCGAGCTTGTTCACAATGGACGATAAGAAACTGGCGCTCTTCCCCTTAGCATCTTCTTCCGCGATGACTGCTTCTTCGGTATCTGAGACGCCGGTATTGACAACCAGTTTCTCAAGCAAGGCAATCTGTTGTTGCGCTTGCGCCGCAGTTGGCTGGCCTCCAAAGACTTTAGAGAAGCCTGGAATCTTGTTTAGCAGTTGTCCGAGCCCTGGTATCTTGGATAGCCCTTGTCCGACCTTGAGCGTGAGAGCTGCTGCGAACAAAGCGATGGTGGCATCCGAGGCGATTGTCTTGATGATGGGGTGGCTCTTGAAGTAGTTAATGGCGTTCTCCGACCAGTTGGCAAGGTCTTTAACCGCAGGAAGAATGAACAGTCCGACGCCCGTTAGGATGTTCTCGGCTTGCGTCTTTAGGATGGTGAGCTGGTTGCCGAGTTGCGCCTTCGACATTCCGAAGGCGGTGTTGAGGCCCCCACTGCTCGCCGTGTTCAGGGTAGAGACGTTCTTCGCCAAGTCCTTGATGTGCGTCGAGAGGGTCGTCACCAAGCCAACAGCACCAGGGCCGAAAGTGTCCTTGATGAGCGTGTTCATGGAAATGCCAGTGGCCTTCGACCGCGCTTCGAGGTAGGTCAGAACATCCACCAGACCAGTGCCAGGGTGTCGAGCAATCGCCGCCAGTTGGTCGGCGTTGATGCCCAGTTTCTCCATCGCTTTTGACGAGGCCGTCGTGGGGCTCTCAATCTTGGTCAGGCCGGTGGCAAGTTGCGTGTAGGCGCGGGCGTTGTTGTATCCGGCCTTCGCTGCGATGTCGGCAACTGAAGCCATCTCCGCGAGGTTCAGTCCTGCGGCGGCGAGTGCGCCACCAGTCTTGCCGGTGAGGGTCGAGGTCAGGCTGTCCAGTGATCCGACGTGGCGCTGGTTGGCGAGCACCATAAGGTCAGTCACCTGAGCGACGCTCATGCCCTTAGCGATTTGCAGGTTTTGAATACCGACGAGCGTCTGCGTCATCGTGGTCACGTCGCCACCCGTAATCACGGCGGCTTCGGCGGCGGCGTTTACGAGGTTGTAGGCGGCCTTGCCTCGGATGCCAGCCTTCTCCACCTGCAGGAACGCCGATGAGATGTTCTCTGAGCTGATGCCCGTCTGGTTGGAGACGTTGAGGATGACGCCCTTGAGGTAATCCACCTCGGCAGCCGAAGCGCCTGCTTGGTTGCGGATAGCGTCGAGGCTGTCTTGGAACTTGAGCGCACTGTACACACCACCAGCGACCAGCGCAGCCCCCAGTCCGAGGATGGCGGTCGAGGCGTGTTGCGTGAACTTGCCGAACTTGCCCCCCGATGCGTCGGCAGCAGCGCCGAACTTGCCCATCTTGAGCTCGGCCTCGTCCATCTTTGCCATGAACTCTTTGGTGTCCGCGAAGAGCGTGGCAATCACGGGTGGGAGCAGTGGCATGGTTCCTCTTTAGAGTTCTTGGGCGGCGGTTACGAGTTTGGCGTAGAGCCGAGTTAGTTCGTCGTGCGACTGTTCGATACCAGGCTGAAGGTAAGGGAAGGCGCGAGTGGTGAAGTAGGGGAAGTGGCCGGTGCCGGTGTAGCCCAGTTCGATGCGTCGCCCGTACTTGGTGGTGGGAGCGGTCTCCGATACCCACGCCGAGCCAGCCTTGTAGACCTTCAGGACTTTGATAGATCGCTGGAGGTTGCCGGTGCGACGGGTGGGAACCGGCCAAGCGTCCGAGCGCCATGTCTCGGTTGCCTGCGCTTCTCGGCCACCGATGAACTGCTTGCGAGCGTTACCGGCGATGACCTCGCCGCCTCGTCGGACGAACTCTTGCGTCGCTCGCTCGACGGCTTCCATCTGCAAGCGCATAGCGTCCTCGAAGGCTCCGTCATTGACCACGATGCCACTAGCCATGAGACACTTCCTGCTCGGTGCGAGCGATTGCTAGGAGCCAGTCGGTGACGTGGCGAGGCTGGTCGAGGAAGTCCTCGTGACTGCCGCCGTAGGTCTTGCGGAACCGATGCTCTCGGAAGTACGCCATGACCTCGGGGTCTACCTCGGCGGTCTTGCCTTCGAGAGCGGCCTTGAGTTTCGCTAGTCGGCGGTAGGGGCTTTTGGGTCGAGGGCTGGCTCCGTGTCGAGTGCCGAGCCGTTGAACTCCACACCGCAGGCCTCTGAGAGCGCGTCAAACGTTGCTTTAGGCAGGTCTAACGCGCTCTCTAAGGTCGGCAGGTCGCCTAGTGTCCACTGCTTGACGAGCCCGACGATGAGCTGCGCCTGATAGCCGTCAAGGTTGCTCTGGTCTTCGTCCGAGATGTCGGCGAAGATGCCCCAGGTCTTGGGGTCTCGGTCATTGAAGCCGAGGCTGGCGAGTTTGGCGGCGGTTCCGGCTGCTTTCATGTAAGCGCGGGAGATAGCCCGAGACGTGCGCTCGGTGATTTCTTCCTTGCTGGCGATGACCGCAGACTGGTTGTTCGGCAGTGAGACGATAGGCATGGTTCCCCTTTGTTTGCTTAGTAGGTGGTTGAAGTGCCGTTGATGATGGTGGCCTGAATAGGAGCGTAGCCGGTGCTGGCGTCGGTTGAGTTGGCGTTGGCCGTGAACTCGACTTCCAGTTCAGTGTATTCCTTACCCCGTGTGCGCTTAATGGAGTGGATCTGCGCAGCCGACATGGTGAAGTTCACCGAGTGCTGGGTTCCGCTCGTCGCGTCGTTGGGGTCGGTCAGGGTGACGCTGATGGCCTCGGGCGAACGGGTCAGACCGTAGGCGCTTGAGCCGGTCGAGAATACGTCCGAGGTGGAGCTCACGACGAAAGTGAACTTACCCGTGACCTCGATGGGGCCAGCGAAGAGGTTGTAAGGAGCCTGCGTTCCCAGCGTGAAGATGGGCTGGGTCTTGCGAGCGATGCTGATTTCGCCGGTGGTGACGTTGGTGTAGCTCGTGCCGCCGATGGTCAGGGCCGTGTCCCAAGCCGGAATGAGGTGCTCGGTGCTAAGGCTCTGCGTGGCGAACACCGTCGGGGCTGAGGTGTAGGAGACGTAGGGGTTGCCCAGGTACTTGACCGTGACCTCGGCTGCGGCTTCTGCGCCGAAGGTGATGCCCAGCGTGTCGCACTGTGCGCCCGAGACGGTGAAATAGTTCGCGCCGTCGAAGTCCAAGATGGAGTAGGTCGGGGGCTGTGAGCCGGTCGCGGGGTTGTTCAGTACCTTGATGGCGTGGGTGTAGGGGCCTGAGCCGGTCTTGGTGTCTGAGCCACCGAGCGAGGAACGGAGCAAGACGGGGAAGGTGTCAGCGAACAGAAAAGTCCGGAACTCGAACTCATCGTGCCGTACTCCCTGCACCTGGTCATACACGGTTGTCGGTGATCCGCGCAGTGCCTCGTCGCGGAGGAACATCTGCTGAGGCGTAATCTGCGGCGACGTGACGGGAAGCCAGTAGCTCGTGCCAGACGTGGGGAGCGTTCCCTCGGTGGTCTCGATGACCATGCCGAGGTAACTATTGGCTGTTAGGAAGGCGTTGTTTGCCATGTCTGTTCCTTAGTTCGTAGGGGTTGGTTCGGTTGATGCGGTTGCGTCCGTCACAGGGGCTTCTGGGGCGGTCACAGGGGCTTCTGCTGGTGCAGGAGTAGGGGTGCTGGCTGTCCAGCGTCCGTCGCCTGGGTCGGTGGCGAGGGTCGTGACGTTCGGGATAGCGACGAGGACGTTGCCGTTGGCGTCAGTCAGGTTTGGGTAGATGCGCTCTTGGCTGTCGGTGAAAGTAAACATGGTTTCCTTAGGAGACGTAGGAGTTGGGGTTGGTGATTTCGATGATGCGAACTCGGACGGTGGAGACTACCTGCGTAGCACTTGCCGCGCCGTTGATTTGTCGGGGGTAGTAGGACGTGACTTCGATGTCGCTGCCCCCTGACGTACCACCCTCGCCCCACTGGAAGATAGGGCCGTTGCCCCCACAGTTCTTGGAGGCGCGGATAGCGTTCGTGAAGCCGTCGAGAAAGGTCTCGGCGTCAGTACCGGCGTCCTCGGTCTTGCGCTTGTTGGAGCGGAAGATGCAGGTGAACACGACTTCGTAGGTGATCTCTTTGCCGCCACCAGTCGGGCCGGTGAGCTCGATGCGCTTCTCGGACTGGTTCTCGATGTAGGGGAACACGATGCAGCCCTGCTGGTGGCCTGGGTCTTCGCCCTGATAGAACTCGCCCTCGGGGGTGAACTTGGCGGGGAACGTCATCACCTTCGAGAGGAAGGGAATGTCTGCGCCTTCGAGGTAGGAGATGAACTGCGACCGTACCGTCGAACGGCTCATTGGCGACCGCCGATGACCTTGAAGGGCTCAAGCAGCATCTCGGCTTGGATTTCGTCCTGCATGGAGGACTGCTCGCGGCTCGACACGGCGGCTGGCTCGCCAATCTCGTTGATGACGAGGCCACCCTGCCCACGCTCCTTGACCAGAGCGACAACGTAGTGAATAACGGCCTGCTTGACGGCGGCAGGCATGGTCGAGACATTGACCCCGATGCCGTGATTGTAGGTCGTGGCGGTGCTGAGGGTGATGGTCGTGCCGGACACTGCCGAGACCTTGAGTACCTCGTCGCTCATGCCGTCCCAGACCGTGAAGGTCATGCCAGGGTAGAGGCCGGTGGTGTCGGTGACGCTGAGCGTCGTAGATCCGGCAGGAGCCGAGGCGATGAGGAACGAGTTGAACCAGCCATTGACGTAGGTGTATTGGCACCACATGTTCGTCTGATAGCCCCAGCGACCCCCAGCGATGCCGAGGTTGCCGAAGTAGAGCCCCAGCGTCGAGGGGGCGGTGAGGGTGAACTGGTCGCGGTCAATGGCGACGTTGTTCGAGCTGAGGGTAATCTCCGCCAGCCCCTGCCCTGGCCCCCAGCCGACTTGGATGTCGGTCACTTCGAGGATGGGGGTGAATGACGGCGAGAAGATGAGGTTGCCGTCGCGGTTCGGGCGGTACCAGCCGTTCTCGGTGTTGCTGGTGGCGTTGAGTGTGCCCAGCCGTCCGTAGCAGAAGATGTCGGCCTTCGATGAGGCTCGCTTGATGATGTCCAGCAGGGCGCGGTCTTGCGCTACTTGGCTGGCGTTCTCGATGAGGTTAGAGAAGTCAATCGCCGAGGCGGTGGGGCTGAACTTGACTTCGTTGAGCGAGACGTAGGGCTCGACGATGCCTTCGGTCTGAAAGAACGGTGCAACGACCATTAGTTCTCTTCCTTGAGGTCGGTGCCGCCGCACTTGCCGCAACGGTCTTTGAGTAGTGCGTTGAAGCCGCAGTCCTGGCAGATGAAACCCTGCTTGACGTGGCGGAAGTTCGTGCCAGCAATCGCGAAGTCGCCGGACTTGACGAGGGCGCGGGCGGCTTGCCCCTCGACGTGGAACGTGCCGTCCTTCTGGCGAGGGATTACAGCCCCCTCGTTCACGGTCACTTCGGTCAGTGCTCGGTCTGAGCCAACTAAGCGCATGGTTCTCCTTTCACGACTGGGAGGGGAGCAAGGCGGTGGAGGAAAGGGGAGGAAACCCCACCGCCCTGCTCAACCCTCAAGGCTAGGCAACTACGGCGAACAGCCTGTCTAGTTGCCTAGCGATTGGGTGGGCTTTATCAGCCCGTGATGCCGGTGATGATGCCCGACCACGCCGGAGCGCGGAAGGCCAGTGAACCGTAGGTGTACGAGCTGATGTCGTACGAGAAGCCGATTTGTGGCCACTCGATGATCATGCTGTCCACCACGTTGTGAACCTCGACGGTCTGGCTGACGCCGGAGTCGGGGAACGGCAACTGCTTCTGGTGGATGAGCAACGTACCTGCAGGGATGAAGCGGTGCGTCACGAGGTCGAGCATGGTGCCCGTCGCTTCGTTGGCAACACCAGTCACCATTGCACCGATGTTCACACCGTCGCTACCAGTCTGGTAGTTGAAGCGGTACGAGGTGCTGGAAACTGCGGTGCTCTGCAGAGCCTTCGACAGAGCGCGGCGAACGGCTGCGCTGACGAAGATGACCTCAGGGTCGGCCATCGTGGAGTTGTAGAGGCTCACGAGGGCGTCCTGGATCAAGCCAGCAGGCTCGGTCTGCGAACCGATGGTGTTGTTGAACTGAGCCTGGTAGCCACCCGAAGCAGCCAACGTCGAGACGAAGCCGTCGTAGCCGGAGCCCGAGTTCGCGCCTGCGGCGTAAGCGTTGTAGGAGCCGTCCGTTGAGGGGTAGGTTCCTGAGATGGCGGCGAAGGTCAGACCAGCCACACCCGAGGCCAGCGAAGGCGTCGTGGCCTTGTAGGTGGTCGAGCCGACAACGACGTACACGTTCACGGCAACAGCACCGAAGGGGGCAGTGCCAGTCCAAGAGACTGAGACACCCTTACCGGCGGTGGCGTTCGTGACCGTACCGGCTGAAACGCCAGCAGTCTCACCGTAGGCCGAGGACAGCGTGATGTAGACCGCCGAGCTCGAGGTGGCAGGCAAGCCTGAACCCGTCGAGTCGTTGGCTGCGGTCACTGAAGTCAGAGCCGAGGTGGGCAGAGCGGTCGAGACGGCGTTCATCATGTTGCGCTCTTCAGCGAGGAAGTGCGACCAGATGAGTGACGTGTGCGACAACTGGCGCAGGTCGGTGTAGCCCTGACCGGCGAACTCAGCCTGGAGCGAAACGCTGTCCGACAGACCCTGCTCGACGAACGACTTGACAATCTTGTCGGCGGCGTAGGTGATCTTGGTCGGACGGTTCAGCGAGACACCACCGAACGAGGTCGAAGCCGAGGTGCTGTTGAAGAAGGACGAGGTCTGTCCAACTCCACCGACACCGGCGTTCGAGAGGCCCGTGATGCGACGGAACTCAAGCGCCTGGCCCTGAGCCTTGATGCGGGCGATGCTGTTGCGAAGGTACAGTTCCTTCGGGATAAGCAGCGACAGAACTGGGTCAAGGTCGTAAGGTACGAGACCCGAGACGCCCGAGATGGTCGAGTTCAGTGGGCTGGTAAGCGTCAAGTCCTTCTGCAGGTCGGCAAGGCCGTCGAGCGATGACTGAACGGCAGCCAACTGGTCGCCTGAGATGGCCTTCGTGATTTCACCCGTCAGTTCAGCAACGCGTGAAGCGGTGTTCACCGTCTTCTGGATGCCACGAGTGGGGTCGAAGGAGATTTCACCGCGTGACTTTGCAGCCAGGGTGTTGGAGTGGACAGTGCTAAGGGCTGACTTGTAAGCCTCAAAGCGCTTGACCTGCTCGTCGGCTGGGAGGCCGTGAAAGAGCTGGTCAAGGGAGGGAGCGGCGAGCGCCATTCTGGTTCCTTTGGTTGTGGGTTAGTTTGCTTCCAGTGCCCGAGCGGTGTCGAGGTACTGGTTGCGAAGGGCAGGGTCAGTGATCTGTGCGGCGAGGTTGCGGAAGCGCTGTGCTTCTACCTCTCGCGCCAGTGTCGCTGCTGACTTGCTGGTTTGCTCACGGGTGGCGCGCAGTGCAGGCCCCCCAGGTGCAGCCATTGACTTTACCTCGTCAAGCGCGGCCTTCAGGAGAGCAATCTCCTCTTTCGCCTCGCTCAATTCGGCCTTCGCCGTCATGACTTCTTCAAGGCCCAGCGCCTTGACGATTTCGTTGCGCAGTTCCGACTTCACCTCGGGGGTGGCGGTCTCCGCGCTTGCGTTCTTGATGAGGTCGGCGCTAACGCCAAGTCCTACATAGGCCATTGTGTCTCCTGTGTTGTCATCGTCCCATCCGGTGAATGGGGCGTCTGTTTCGTTCTCTGAGGCTTCGTCAGTCCACCAGCAGAGGAACCACTCAAGGGTAGTGAGCAATTCCTTCACGTCGCAGACTTCATTCTCATCACCGGCGACCATCTCGTCGAGCTCAGCCTTGATGCAGTTGATGAGCCCCAAGCGGATAGCGGCGAGGTCGGCGGCGTCGTGCTTCATGTCGTCAGCCTTGACGAGTTCGGCGTCTGCGCCCTTCCAGTTGTCGGGGATTAGATCCTCACGGCCCAGAGCCTCGGCGCGAGCCTTGATGTGCGCCTTCGCGGCGGCTGGGTCTTTGGCGCGTCCGATGGACTGGATAGCGTTGCGGAGGTCTTTGAGGGTCTTGATGGGGAAGCCACCACCAGCCATCGCCTGTCCAGCGTCAGCCATGTCTGCACGCTCGGCGTCGGTGTAGTCCTTCTTGGCGAGGTCGGCGTCGGCTTCCTTCATGTCGCGGTTGTCAAGTGCCTCGGGGGTCGAGACGCGCTCGGGCTCGGCGAACTCGGAGCGGCCTTCGGGCTGCTCACCAGTGCCA